GGTTTACGGCTCCAAGGGCACTATCGGCGCATGCGCTGAGTACGACCTAGGCAGGGTGCGCCTGGGTGTGGATCTGACTACCCGTCCTGTTCTTGGTTCGGTTCCCGAGGTGGAAATCCTGGGCCGTGCCCTTTGGAGGATGTGATGTCAGACCTCACATGGAACCGAGCCAAAGACGCATTGCTGATCGGACTAATCGCACTTTTTGTCAGCATATTTGGCTATCTAGCCTTCAAACAGGACCGTATTTACGAAAATGTGGCCTTGATGCGTGAAGACATGGCAACTATCAAGGCCAGGGACGCATTTAATGCTATTGATCATCAGGAAATGAAATCCCGCATCGCGGCTCTCGAAACGCGGAGGAATAACTAATGCCCGCCAAGCGTAAACCCCAGACCAAGCCTAAGCCGAAGGCCAAACCGGTTCCGCTCAAGCCCAAAAAGACTTACCGCCGCGACATCTACGGCGAACCCAAGGCGACCGCATAATGTCGCGCCCAACCAATGACGAACGCCTCGCCAAGATCCACGCAACCGCGCTGGATCAGTTCGACCGTATTCAATCGGCGGTGAGGGATGAGCGCAAACAGAATCTAGAGGATCGGCGGTTCTGTTTCCTGGCTGGGGCGCAGTGGGAAGGCGCACTTGGTGAACAGTTCGAGAACCGGCCCAAGTTCGAAGTCAACAAGACGCACCTGTCGGTTCTTCGCATCGAGAATGAATACCTGAACAACCGCATCACGGTTGATTTTGTGCCTCGGGATGGGGCTGAGAACGACAAGACGGCGGATGTCTGTGATGGGCTCTATCGGGCCGACGAGCAGGACAGCAGCTCGGACGAAGCCACGGACAACGCCTTCAAGGAGGCTGTTTCGGGTGGTATCGGTGCATGGCGGTATCGGGCCTGCTACGAAGACGAGGAAGACCCCGAGAACGAATACCAGCGCATCCGCATTGAGCCAATCTATGACGCCGATTCCTGTGTGTTCTTCGACCTGGGCTCGAAACGTCAGGACAAGGCCGACGCCAAGCATTGTTTTGTGCTCACGAGCTACACGCCAGAGGACTACAAAGAGGAATGGGGCGATGACCCTACCTCTTGGCCCAAGGAAGTCACGTCCACGGAATTTGATTGGTCTACGCCTGACCTGGTCTTCGTCGCTGAATACTACCTCGTCGAAGAGAAGAAGGACCAGATCGTCGTCTTCCAGTCTCCCACTGGTGGAGAGGAACGATACAAGCAGTCCGAACTGGACGCCGATGAGGATCTGGTTGCACGCCTGAGCGCCACAGGTCGGAAGGAAGTCCGGCGCAAGCGGATCAAGGTCAAGAAGATCCACAAGTATCTGTTGTCCGGTGGAAAGGTTCTTGAGGATTGCGGCTACATCGCCGGGAAGAATATCCCCATCGTTCAGACCTACGGCAAGCGCCTCGTCGTGGATGGCGTGGAACGGTGCATGGGCCATGTTCGGCTGGCGAAGGATGCCCAGCGGCTCAAGAACATGCAGCTTTCGAAGTTGGGCGAGCTCTCTGCCTATTCGAACACCGAAAAGCCGATCTTCACCCCTGAACAGGTCTTGAGCCATTCGCAGATGTGGGCCGATGACCCCATCAAGAACTATCCGTACTTGCTCGTGAATGCCATCGAGGATGCCAACGGCCAGAAAATGCCGTCTGGTCCCATCGCCTACACCAAGCCCCCGCAGATCCCACCGGCCATGGCTGCGTTGCTCCAGATCACCGAGCAGGACATGCAGGACATCCTAGGGAACCCTGCGAACGCCGAAAAGATGGTCTCGAACATTGCCGAGAAGACGGTGGAGATGATCCATCAGCGACTCGACATGCAGTCGTTCATCTACATGAGCAACCACGCCAAGGCGGTTAAGCGCGGTGGCGAAATCTGGTTTTCTCAGGCCCAGGAACTCTACACGGATGCGGGCCGGAAGATGAAGACCGTGGGCACGCATGGGGAACTCGGAACGGTAGAACTCATGCGCCCGATTCAGGATGAGGAAACGTCCGCAAACATGCTCGAGAACGATCTGAGCAAGGCGGCTCTCGACGCTGCGGTGGAAGTCGGTCCTTCGTCCAGTTCCAAGCGGGACGCCACGGTTCGCAAGCTCACCAACATGCTTACATCGACCACGGACCCTGAGACTCAGCAGGTTCTCCAGTCCATGATCATGCTGAACATGGAGGGCGAGGGCATCAGCGACGTGCGGGATTACTTCCGCATGAAGCTTGTGAAGATGGGTGTTCTGAAGCCCACCGACGAAGAGGCCAAGGCCATGGAAGCGGCCAAGGTTGGCCAGCCTGAAGACCCGAATGCGCTTTACCTAAAGGCTGCTGCGGAAGAAGCGAGCGCCAATGCAACCCAGGCCCGCGTGAAGACCGTGGACACCCTAGCCGCTGCGGAACTTAAGCGGGCCCAGACCGCTGAGACAATGGCCAAGGTGGACGCTGCGAGCCGCGAAGTGGCCCTCAAGGATGCCGCCGCTGCGATTCAGCAACTTGGTGCTCGGAATTCCATTGGTGGCCAAGACACGATCCTTGCCCATATCAACGCACCGGAAGCCATGACGCTCAAGCGCATGGGAGGATCCGGGCGGATCGATCCTGAGACCGGCGCAATGCATTTCGATGCGGGTGGCTTGCGTGGCGATGCGCACGCCGGAAACGCGAGCGGTGGCTACGATCACGAGACCCGAGGCGGGAACGGTGGTTGGGACGATACCGCATCTCAGAATTTCATCGATCCTGGCGAGCAGGGCATCACTGCCAACCAAGTGAACCAGTTGGACCCTAACGCGGCCCGTGCGGCTCGCTTTGGTGCTCAGGGATCAGTTGATCCCAACGCCGTCAATGCCGGAACAGCCTATGGCATCAACGAAGGCCCTCGCACCCATACCCTCGCCAACTTCGTTCAGGGGTTCAAGGCTGTCCCATTTGGTCCCATGGGTCGCACCCTTGCCGGTTTAGGCCGGTTCGCGGTGGGTGATGCGGGCACGCCTGCGGTCAACGGTGGTGGCTGGTCGGGTCTTGGTGATTCCGGCCAAGCCCCTATGAACGCACCTGGCGAGGCGCAGCCCGGAATCGATGAAACGCCTGATTCCGTGGGCTACCAGCCTCGTATTCCTGTCAATCAATGGGCAAACATGCCCGCACAAGATCGCCACGAAGCGATGAATCAGTTCTGGCACAAGTTCTAACGGTTCCGCCCCCGCACGGGCGAGAGGAGAAACAGTGGACACAGAAGAGCACGAGATCGAAACCAACATCGAAGACCCTCTCCCGGAGGGAATCGAGCAGGAAACGCCCGAAGTAGCAGGCGAGGACAATGCCGCCGCAACCCAGGATGATGCGCCCGACCCCGAGGAAGACGGGAATGAGGTGGTGGTTTCCATTGGGGAGCCCGATCCCCAGGCCGAAGAAGAGCGCAAAGCCCCGCAATGGGTCCGCGATCTTCGCAAAGCAGATCGGGAGAAGACGCGACGGATCAAGGAACTCGAAGCGAAGCTCAACACCCAACCCACCGAGATCAAGCCGGTAGTCGTTGGGAAGAAGCCAACCATCGAGGACTTCGACTACGACGCGGAGAAGTTCGAATCTGCGCTCACGGATTGGTTCGAGAAGAAACGCCGAGCCGACGAGGAAGAGCAGAGGCGAAGAGATGCGGCCAAGGCTGAAAGCGAGGCATGGCAAGGCAAGCTCAACAACTACCAGAAGCTCAAAGCCGACATCAAGGTGAAGGACTTCCAAGAGGCTGAACTGGAGACCCAGAACACGCTCAGCGTCGTGCAGCAGGGAATTGTGGTCCAAGGGGCCGATAACCCCGCCTTGGTGGTCTATGCCATCGGCAAGAACCCGGCTAAGGCCAAGGAACTTGCTGCCATTACCGATCCGGTGAAGTTCACCTTCGCCGTCGCCAAGCTGGAGGCCCAGTTGAAAGTCACTCCCAAGAAATCCGTACCCGAACCTGAACGCGCCATCAGTGGCACGGGCCGCACCTCTGGAAGTGTGGATTCCACGCTGGAGAGGTTGCGCGAAGAAGCCGCCCGAACTGGTGATTCGTCCAAGGTTGTCGCCTACAAGAGACAAAAACAGAACGCCAAACCTTAACTTCAACTCCTTTGCCGGATAAATACCGGCCCCTCGGAGATCTACCATGGCTAACGCCTTCAATAAGCAAGAGCTTGTCGCGTGGGAAACCATCTGCGAAGGCTTCGAAGATGCCCTCGTGCTTTCCAACACCGTCAGCATCTACAACACCGATCAGACCGCAATGGAGCGGGCCAATGACGTGATTTGGCGTCCTGTTCCCTACATCGCCCAGTCCCACGATGGCACCGATGCGACCTCCAACTTCGACGAGGCCACGCAACTTTCCGTTCCTGCGACCATCGGCTATCAGAAGCATTCCACGGCCATCCTGACCGCGACCGAACTCCGGGATGCGCTCGTGGAAGGCCGTCTTGGGCAGGCCGCCAAGCAGAAGCTCGCTTCTGACATCAACGTGGCCGTGAACAACGTGGCCGCTCTCCAGGGCACGCTTGTTGTCAAGCAGGGCACCGCCGCTGTTGGTTACGATGACGTGGCCCTCATCGAGGCCCTGATGAACGAACAGGGCGTTCCGGCCTATGACCGTTATCTGGCCCTTTCTACTCGTTCCTACAATGGCATGGCTTCCAACCTGGCCGTGGCCACCCGTTCCTTCGGGAATCAGAAGTCCGAAAAGGCGTACGAGGATGGGTACGTGGGTCGCGTGGCGAGCTTTGAAACCTACAAGATGGATTACAGCCGCACCTTGGCCGCTGCCGGTGGTGGTGCTGGCATTACGATGGACACCCAGGATGCCGCGACGAACTATTACGTTCCCTCCGCGACTTCCACCGCTACCACGGGCGAAGTGTCCAACGTGGACAACCGCTACCAGACCATCACGGTTAGCACGACCGTTGGTGTTGCCGCTGGCGATGCCTTCACGGTTGCCGCTCTGAACGCGGTCCACCACATCACCAAGCAGGACACCGGCCAGCTCAAGACCTTCCGCGTGATTTCCGTTACTGACGGAACCCACCTGGTCATCAGCCCGCCCATGATCACCAACCAGGTCGCCACCGATCCCACAATCCAGTATCAGAACTGCGTCATCAACACCAAGGCCGCCAATTCCGCCCTCGTGTTCCTGAACACCGTCGCTGCTGCCGCGAACCCGTTCTGGCAG